CGCACTGCTGGAAACAGGTTGGTAATCAGGACATCCCCAACTCCATCAGAGGAAGCATCTGCCAGAACCTTGTGTAAGCTCCTAGCATCCGCTGTGCCTATCTGGATATAGTCTCCAGCTTTTAGGTAGTTAGTGACGCTAGAGGTTGCCCCTGTCAGAGTAAGAGAAGTGTCCCCAGCCGTCACTGCTGCTTTCAGAGTCAGGATGTCTGTGTAGTCCTTAGCACCACCAGCAGGGGTGGCTCCTAAGGGGTCTCCTAGGGTGAAGGTGCCTACAGGCCCCCTTAACGACAACAAGAAGGCTACCCAAGGCTCTGCCACCCCACGGTTAACCCCTGGGATTGTTACAGAGGCCATCCATCGCTCGTTGCTGTATGAGTATACTTGTTGAGCATATGTGTAAGGGCTCTCTGAGTATGCTACAGAGTTTTGACCTGTGAGGGTAATAGTCTCAAGGCCTACCGATGTTGGGATGTCTACAGCCATTATACCCTCCTCCTCCGAAGATCGTTAGCCATGTTGTAAGATGCCATCCTAGACATCTTAGGTGCTTCCTCAGCAATAATCTTCTTCACACTCTCATCTCCATTAGCAGAGAAGTTGAACACTTGGGTAACTTGGATACCTTGGTTGTCGTTAGCAGCAACGCCCAATTTACCATCTCTACCCCTCTTCAGGGGCATAATAGCTTCAGGCCCAGCTTCACCCATGAGTCCTACACCAGAGGACATAGGGAACAAAGTAGGACGAGTAACTACGCCACCATCAGCGAACTTTTGAACGCCTTGGTCAAACACACCACCATTAGCAAAGGACTTTAAGTACCCTATAGATGCTTCAACAAGTGTACCTGCGATTTGACCCGCTATCTTCTGTGGAACACCAAGCAGGGTTAACCCTGTTGTAAAGGCGTAGGTAGCTGCCTCAATCTGCAAGAAGAGTATAAGGATGTCCCTCAACAACTTATCAAGGTTCATCTCATCCCCTGTTGCAAGAGACCTACCGATCTCAGCACCAGCCACTCCTGCGGCATCTTTGATTGCATTTTGGGCCTCTTCAACCCTACGCATAGTGTCTAGTACAGACTCAATAGCAGACTTTTGGTTCCATAACTCTTGGGTCTGTGATTTGGACAGCTCATACCTTGACATCTCAATATCGAACTCTGTCCTCTTGTACTCTACAGAGCTTTTACCGTAATTGAGCTGTGCTTTGATAAGCTCTACGAGGTCTTTGTTCTTGTCCACCAGCCTGTCAAAGTCTGATACCTTGTTTTCCTCTATGCTAACCTCGCCACCACTACGAGTTCCTGTCATGGAGATGTCAAGAGACTTAAACTTAGCTGCTAGGAGCTTCTTCTCTGCCTCTGTTTGCTTGTCTACTTCGGAAGTGATACCCTTCTGGAGCATAAACTGTTCCATAGACTTCTCAAGGATGTCTGCTTTAGTTTCTGCTGTTAGGTCCAACTTCTTGAGGGCTTGTACTTCGAGGCCCAGGGTTTCAATCTTGATCCTCTTTAACTTCTCCTCTTCCTTCCTCTTGTCCTCAACAGCCTTCTTGGCAGCCTCTTCTTCTTTAGTCTTCTCTTTGAGCTTTCTTACAGTCTCTTGCTGAACCCGCAACATTTCAAGTTGCTTCTTGATTTCATCCTCAGAGGCATTTGCAGACTTCAACTTAGCTTTGAGGGCCTCTTGGGCGAGGAAGTTTTCATGCTCCCTGATCTCTACGGAGTCTTTACCATACATCAACTCAAGGAATGTTAGGTCTACTTTCTCCTTCAATGTCGAACGACTCTTCCTGATAGATGCAAGTTCTTCAGCCCTCTTAGCGGCGATATTAGCCAAGAGGTTAAACTCTTTATCTTGAAGGAGGCCCGCAGTCTTCCTTATCAAGAGCGTCTCTGAGAGAACATCTAACTGCTTTTCTGAAGCAACTAGAGCACGTTCAATCCATAGGCCCGCCTCTTTAGCTTCAAGACCCATCATTTTCAGTTTTTGAGCAGCAGCCCCTTCAAAACCCCCTGTAGTGAATGCTAGGCCTGTCTGCTGAACCCTGTTAAGGAACTGCCAAAAACCTCCTTCATCCCTGCCAAACTGCTTCTTGAGTTCTTCCCCTGTAGCCTTGACAGACATCAAAACCCTGGTGTCCAACACTTCCGCCAAGTTTGATAGCCCTGACACCGTACTTGTTAAGTCGGACGCTTCCCTGATCTTCTCAAAAGATTCTAGTATCTTGTTAGAGGAGGTCTCTGCACGCTTCATAGCGCTGGTAGCGGCATCTCCGAATAGGTCTAGACTCCTGGCTATAGATGTGACTATGGGCACAAGTACAGACGCAACAGCTCCTACTACGGCAAGCTTTCCGCCAAACATGGTAAGAATCTGAGCCAGCTGAGAGCCCTGCTGACCAAGAGCAACCATTGCATCCGTACCAGAGCTGATCTGGACGAAGAAGTCGTTTACCTGGAATGACGCTTGGTTAAAGGCTGTGCCCATCTTGTTGTTGGACTTCTGGAGGGACCTTGTAGCACGTTCTGTGGCTATCAGTGCGTTATAGTTAGCCATGAAGGCAGCAGCACCATCACGGTTATACTTTGTGAGTGCTTGTTGAGACAGCCCAAGCCTAGTCCCAGCGGCTGCTAAGTTATTGGCCTCGCCTTCTACATCCCTTAAGAGTTTACCGAGCTTCTTTACTGAAACACCAGCTTCTAGTGCTTGCCTCTCAAGGCCATCAAGGACCGTGTTTGCTTGACCAGTAGCTACAACTAGCTCCCTAAGGTCTGTAATAGCGTTAGCCATTCGTACTCTCCAAGTATTCTCTATCCAACTGGATGATGATCTCTATGTCACCAGGGCCTAGCTCTATTCCAGTCAGGTCGCACCAGTTCTTTATCTCTGTAAAACTTATTGGGTTTGGGGATGAGGGGCCAAAAGACCTAGCGCTGTGTAACGACAAAAAGGCAGACCAGATATGAGACAAAAGAGTTGGGAATGGTTTCTCCTCTAGCTCCTTTGGCTTCTTACCTGTCTGCCTTTCAACTTGTTCTAAGTGTTCTCTTAGAGTTGCACCGTCTTCTTCGGTCTTGTTCAGTTTGAACTGGTGTCTAGCGTGTGCTACCAGTTGGTCTTTTAGCCCTCTGGAAAATCCAGATAGTTGTCCAAGGCTTCCTCAATCTGACCAGGAATCCAGAAGATGTCCTCATAGATTTTGTAAGCTGTTTCTTTGGTCAACTTAGGACACTTACCGTCTAGGGTAATCTCCCAAGAGGCTGTGACCTCTGCTAGAAGCCTTAGTCGGGCCTCTGCTAGATCAGCAGCATCCAGAGCGTCTGCTTTGCCACTTTGTACTTTCTTCAACCTTGCATTTTGTTGTTCGTATAGCGCCTTCTTATACTCTTTAGAGTGCGGGGCATGTACGGTGACACTCATCTCAACACCCTTGGGAGTCATTAGTTGCTCGCCATTGCCAGGGTGCTTCAGTAGAACTTCTACGGTGTCTGATTTGGGTTTAAGGTTGGAGAGGTCCATAGGTTACACTACTACTTTAGTTACTTTTAGGTTAGTGCCTGTGGTTGAGTCATAGAGACCAACGAAGGGCATAGTTACGATGCGGGCTTCTTCACCACCCAGGGGGATATCACCACCGTTGAGCTTAGCACGAGGTACAGTGAAGGTGTAGCCATTGCCATCCAAGTCCAGAACTTGAACTTCAATAGAAGACTCGGTTTCATCAACGAACAAGTCATACAGGGTAGCAGTATCTTCAACGTAGGCTGAGATAGAGCCCTCTACCGTAGCACGACCATAGTTCACCTCTGCTGCTGAGGCTGAGCCAATAACAAAGGCAGGAGAGAAGTTGTTGTTGATGGACAGGTCCATTGACGTAATCAGGGCTACTGTGCTACCACCAACGGAGATTGTGCCAGTGTAGGCATCAACGGGGGTGGGGCTTGTACCTGCGGACACTGAGGTAGGTGTCTGGTTAGAGACCATGTTAGTGCCTACGAAACCAAAGGTAGTCTGTACCATCTGGTTAGGTGCGATAGACAAGGCCATGCTAGACACGTGCATAGAGGTGAACTTACGAGCCTTGCTGATATCCAGCATTTGGTCTTCAATGGTGAAGAAGCTCGGGGTGGTACCTACTGTAGCAGCATCACCGTTAGAGGCAAAAGTATCTGTTGACAACAGGGCCGACAGGATGAACTCGTCATAGGTATCCTTACGGAGGTCAACAACAATATCACCACCAGCTTGTTTGTTACCATGACGGTCAACACGAGCCATACGGTCTGCTTGAATCTCGTTACTTGCTATACGCTCTTTGGTGAGGTTCAGGGAGTGAGTGTTAATTGGTAGAACTGTATCAACTGTGACTGGGGTACCTACGGTAGTCTCAGCCTTAAACGCCAGTTGTGAACGTGAGCCTTGTGCGAAAGCCATTCTTTTCTCCTAGTTAGGCGTACACATGCCAACCAATGTTGACAGGAACAACGTACCAGGAGCCATCAATAACCCCACGGTCCCGTTCAGCGTACTCAATAGTAATGTTGTCTACTTTTGTTGCTGCATCGAAGGCATTCATAACCTTGGCAGCTATAGCATCAGCAGCAGCAGGGCCAGTACCCTCTGGGTTGTAGCAATCCACTGCTAAGATGCCATCATATCGTTGTTGAGGGCTTGGGCCAGTTACAGCAGCTCTACGACCTGTAGGCATAAGCCTAGCCATTACGAAGGGAGTGCCAACTGTTGGCTTGAAGTCTGTATTCTCGTAAGCGATGGTTGGGAGCCCAGAGATTTGACTGAGCTTAGTCTCTAAGGACTGTCGGATAGTTGCAGAGATATCAGCCAAACTTCTTCCTCACGGTTGAATATACCCTGTGCTTCTGCTCAACCTGTGCCGAGTGTTCTCTTCCAGAGGTACCCACAGCTTTGTTCACAAGGTATATGCCCTTCATCTTGCGGATGTTGAGCTTCTTGATATCAGCGTATAGTTGAGCCCTAGCTTGTTCCTCTACAGCTTTGTTAGAGCCGATGGTGCCATGATCTGAGACCTTGGTTCCCTCTCGAACCACTGGCCTATTCCTACCGCTAACCGACCTAAAGGCATTCACATTGCCATCTGTGATCTGGTGGGATAAGATATAGGCACCAGTGTAGACAGGAGACTCTTTGATTACGTAGTCAGCAACCTTACGCAACTGCCTCTTAGCCAGGAAGTCAATGGTGAAGAAACCCTTGTCCACGATAGGCTTGACGTTGAGGAACTCTGCCATTACTCGTTCACCCTACAAAGGTACACCACAGGTTCCCCAGCCTCATAGACAGTCTCTACAGTGTTGATGTGGTAAGTGCCACGTGAGGAGATAATCAAGTCATCACTAGTAGGAGCAGAGGCCAGGGAACGTCCTGCAATAGCACACACCAAGTTCCCACGTTGAACATCAGCCTGTCCACTGACGCCCTGAGAGTTCTTATGGAAGTATCCATAGACCGATGTATCGCTATTCGTCTGTGTGAAGGAAGAGGTAGAAGGGTCATAAGACCCATTGGTGGTAGACCTAAGCGTGACAAGCTCCCCGTGGTCATGGATCAAGTAGACCATATCCTCTAGGTTGAACTTACTCATTGTAGTCACCAGGTGGGTTATCGAACTTGTCGTACTTGAAGGCAGGGTCTACACGATCTGTAAGCTGGTTAACAACAGCCATTTGGGTCTTACTAATGCCACCAGCTACGACAGACCAACCAGAGCCAGACTTGTTAGCCATTGTCTCCAATTGACCAGCCAGGGCGTAGAAGTGTTCTTGTAGTTGAGAGTAGGAGCCACTCAGGGCACCATCAAGGTCAATGTCTACCTTCTTAGCGTACTTAGCAGCTAGAGACCTGGCCAACCATGCAGCAGACTTGTAGATGTTATAACCGTTCTGGGCTAGAGCAAATAGGACTTCCTCGTTCTCTACTTGCTGGTCGTTAGTGTTGGTGTCTCCTAAAAGGAAACGTGTAGAGTTCAACTGACCAGACAGGGTAGAGGTGCTAAGGTCAGCACTATCATAGCTCCAGCTCATTTAGTCCTCCAAAGAACCCCATTGATTACGCCAACTACGGATGAGACCCGCTTGTTTCCACTTCACAGTGGACTTCTTACACTTCTTGCGATCAAACTCTGTTACGTTCTTGGTCTTAGCTTTAACACTCTCGTTAATCTTCTTGACCAGTGCATGCAGTTCGTCTACAGATAGGGCATCCAGACCATCACCGATTTCAGCATTCTCTCGTGCTACTTTATCGTCATCATGGTACAGGAAACCTTGGTTATAGAGAATTTGGGCAGTCTCACGAGAGACTCCAGTCTCCAACCACTTGAAAATGTCACCCTTGTCCAAGTGACGACCAGCAGATGTAAAGGGTACCCTCACAAACACTGGTCGATCAAATTGGAAGGGGATAATCTCAGAAAAAGCCATTGACTATCCCCTTTGTATTAGGCTACGATGCCGTTGAAGAAGTAACCCAAGTCAGCACCAACAACCTTCATGTCGTAGGCCATCTTAACCTGGATGTGCTCGGCAACCTGTTGGCGCTTCAGTGCATCATCAGAGAAAGATTCTACTGTGATACCCAAGTTGTTAGCACCAGGGATGTTGTTCCAAGCGAAGGTCAAGCCAGATGCAGGAGTCTGCAAACCAGCGTTAGACGGGGTGTAGGTCAACAGAGCATGCTTACCACCAATGAAGGCATTGCTTTCAGCAGCACCCTCTACAGCAGTGTTGTGGACAGCTTCCATAACCAAGAAACGCTCTACTTCGAACATCTCTGCCAATTTAGCATCAGATACCAAAGCAGTGTTGGTTACGGTAGCACCACCGTTCAAGCGAGCCAAGATGGTCGGGTGGTTAATCAGCTTATCGCGGACTTCCTTACCAACAACCATAGTGTTAGGCTTGTAGCCACCAGATACCAGCTGCATAGTGCGGCGGGCAGTCTGAACGTCCAACAGCGGAGTGCCGTTAGCGTAATCAGACCAGTGATAGACAGAGGTACCAGCAGAGGGAGAAGAAGCTACACCAGCTACACCAGATGTCCAAACACCAGAGGTGAAGAAGGTAGAAGCGAACAGCTCCTCACGGTGGATCATCATACGGTTGATCAAGGTTTGAGAGCCCTGAGCACGCAGGTTCAACTGCTCATCAGCGTTAGCCAATGTCTGCTCATCGAAGTCCATACCGATGCCATACACTTCAGCGAAGTAGTTGCTGTTAGACAACTGAAGGCCGATGCGCTCAACTTCTGTACGGGGAGCCAACTTCTTAACGTCGCCAGTACGGTTCATGTTCTCACGAGAGAAGATGTAATACTTGTCCGACTGTTTGCTTACACCAACGAGGGGGAACACCTTGTCAGCGATGAAGTTAGAGTTATCCTGAGCATAAGCCAAGGTTAAGTTAGTCAGCGGGCGGTCAATATGCGCCTGCGAGGGAGTCATGATAGGCATTAGTTAATATCCTCTATTTAGGCTGAAGCGTTGCCGCCCTGGATGAGTTCAATGTTGATGATTTGGCTAGCAACACCAGCTTCACGAGCATAGCCCATGATGATATCGCCGGTAGTAGCGTCTACTGCCAAACCATTAGCGTCTACAGCAACAGCACCACCACGGGTAACTGTACCACCGCACTTAACCATTACGTCACCAGAGACAACAACAGTAGCAGCGCGACCAGCAGCAGCAGGATCGTTCAACAGAACACCGATAGCCTGAGCACCAGCGCCACACAGGTCAACTTGACCATCAGCAGCCAGTGCTACAAACTTGAATTGGTCAGCCGACAGATCACCACCAGCCTCAAAAGTGCGAGTATCGCGAGAAGTCATAGTAGCCATGATTACTTTTCCTCATAAGATTTGTTGATAAGAGCTTTGCCTTCGTCAGTCTTAGCGACTTCAGCATAGGCTTTGGCATACTGTGACTTAGACAGCTTGTGCTCTTCCATGTAGTTCTTAACCAGTTCATCCAACTTGTCAGATGCCTTGGCAAATTCTTGTTGTTCGCCAGCTTCACCCTTCTCAGTGGTCAGAGACTTGAGAGCAGCATCAGCAGCCTTCAGGGCAACCAGGGCCTCTTCAGAGAGGTCAGCCTTCAACAACTCCATAGCAGCCTCAGGGGCGAAGTTAGGAAGTTCTGCATCAGCACGCTTACGGAGTTCAACAGCTTGACGCTCTTGGTCTGCCTTTTGCAGTGCCTCTAGTACAGGTGCGGGGATGTCAGACTTTGCAATCTCTACGCCCTCTACCTTAATCATCTCAACAGGCTCAGCCTTCTTGATAGACTTGGCAGTAACAACAAAACCGTTGTCCTCCAGAGCCTTCTTCATGCGGGCATTCTCTTGTTGCATCTTCTTGTCGTCAGCAGCGCAAGCCTTCATAGCTTCTTCTTCTGACATACCTTCGTCCATGTAAGGCTTAAGCTTAGCCTTCATTTCTTTGGTCAGTTCCACAGTAGGGTCCTCAGTTTGAGAGTTATCACGCTTGAATAGTGACACCATTGCCTTTGCGTTAGCAGGACGGTCAACGAGTGACAGCTCATCAAGCTCTAGTTGTTTAAGGAGTGTAGGCATTAGATATCCTCCTTTACCGCACGACCGCCAATCGAGAAGGCCGAGAGTTCACCACTTTTGACTTGACCCCAAACACCTTCATCGTATACCTTATAGGCAACAATCCAGCCCTCACGATCAGAGTGGATACCGAGAGCATCACCAAGTTCTTTAGTGACAGGAAACGAGTGGATAATAGTACCAACTTGGTCCCCTTTGTGCATAGCTTTGCCTACTCGCACATGCTCCATAAAATCAGTGATAGCTTTAACCAGGACATCAGCCTCAATAACATCACCCTGGCGGTCAACTACAGGTTCCCCATTCTCGGAGATAACTGAGGCCCAGCCATACACAATTCGTTGTTCATCATCAGCCTTGAGGATTTTACCCTCTAGCTTTGTTACTTCAGACACGGAGGTTCCTTTCTCCCACATGCGACATGACCAGTAAGCAGCCGATGTCTTATCCTTTTGGGTGTCACAATTGTGCCTAGCCCTGAAGTTAGCCCTGGCGTCAGGATCATCCCTACGGATTTCCATGTTGGGATCACCAAAGGTAACCTTCTTAACCTTGTCACCAGCCTTCACATAGACACCAAACTTCTTAGAGGAACCCGCTGGGAGCCTGAAGGGCTTGTCTAGTGTGACTTGTTTGCCTTGGTACTCTGCCAATGTCTTATCCTACGATCTTAGCCAGTGTATATCTTGCCTGTTTTGGGGCATTTGTAGCCGCCAGCTACTTTTTTGATTGGCATGGTGTTTTTCCTACGTTTCTGGTTTCCAGGATGTCGTAGGTTCGTCCCATACATAGGCAGCTCCGTCGGATGGGTATGGAACTGGCGGCTCCCAATAGATGTCTTGCAGCAATGGGCTGCTGTTGCCATACGCTTCCAGGATAAGAGGCTCCATGATACAGGCCAGGATTGGGTCTGGGGCTGTGTTTCCATCGAACGGCTTGTTTGGGTTCCGGCCAGTCCATGTTTTCATGTCAACCTCAACGGCCTGCCAATTAGCTAGAATGTCTAGGTTGTCAATAATTGCGGCTCCGTAATACCATTCGCCATGCGTGTATCCGGTAGCTGAGTGAACAGGCAGCACACCTGCCGGTCCGTGTCCATTATTGAGTTTGTATTTGAAGCAAATCATCTTTAGCCTTCTCTACTAGACCTGGGTGCTCTTGCACTGACTGCAAGAAGCGTTCTGAATAACCGTCGATCAAGCCGACCTGCCGTAGAGCCTCTGCGTTGCCTGTGCCGACCGCTCCTGTTGCTTCGATGTCACGTTGTGCCTGCTCTGCGATACGATCTAGCCAATAGGTGCGTTCTGCTTCTTGAAGTTCTTGGTTTTTGAATTTCGGAAGTTGCTGGTAAATCTGATACAGGGCATCGAACTCTCGTAACGCCCCGGTCAGGGCAATATCCAACTCCTGTAGGGCGACTTCTTTTTCTTCAATGTCGAAAGGACATTTACCCGTAGCGATTTCGTGCTTTAGCCTGCGTCGATTGATGTCTGCGCGTTTGATAGAGAAGTATTTAGCCTGAAGCTCTGCGATACACTGAGCGAATTGCCGTTCTGGTGATTTATGCGCGCCAACGACGAAATTACTGATCTGGAAGTCAGACCGGCCTTGAAAAGCCTCTAAGAATTGCTCGTGTAGCTCATCGTATTTTTGTTCAATTGGTTCTATTGATGTGTTCACAATGCTTCCTTTTATTAATGTTATGCCGCTGCTAGAATGCGTCTCGCCTGACTTAAGTTGGCCCCAGAGACTGCTGCTGTTGTCTCCGTTGAATATGTGGTTCTATCTGCTGTTGCTACATTTGAACTTGTAATGCCACCAGAAAAGAATCCTTTGTCAATGTTTCCTGCTGCTGCTAGGTTGCGTCTTGCCTGACTTAAGTTGGCTCCAGATACAGCCGCAGTTGTCTCTGTTGAATATGTGGTTCTGTCGGCGGTTGCTACATTTGAACTTGTAATGCCACCAGAAAAGAATCCTTTATCCGCATTCCCTGCTGCTGTTAACTGGCGTCTTGCCTGACTTAAGTTAGCTCCAGATACCGCTGCTGTAGTTTCTGTTGAATAGGTTGTTCTATCTGCTGTTGCGATGAATGATAATGATGTTGTATTACCGCCAGAAAAGAAGGCTTTATCTACATTACCTGCTGCTGCTAGGTTGCGTCTTGCCTGACTTAAGTTGGCTCCAGATACAGCCGAAGTAGTTTCTGTTGAATATGTAGTCCTATCTGCTGTTGCTACATCTGAGCCTGCATAACCACCAGAAAAGAATGCTTTATCTACATTACCTGCCGCTGCTAGGCCGTATCTCGCCTGACTTAAGTTGGCTCCTGACACAGC